ATTTTATTCCCTGTTGTTTGCACCAGGCAGCGGCAGCTTCCCATTTGGCCAGATTCTTCACGTATTGTTCTTGATTATATCTGCTTTTGCCTACATTTTCTCTTAAGGTATGATTGCTGGGTTTGACTTCTACTACTTCTGCATGTTTCTTGCCTGTTTTGTCGTTGTATACGATAAAGAAATCTGGAACATATACGGTATATTTGCCAGTCAGTGGACATCTATATGGAATCTGTATGCTTTCGCTGGCCCAATTCTCTACCCCGGGATGTTCATCTAGCATACGCATAAACACGAATTCCCAAGAACTGCGAGCCAATGGTGTTTTCTTTCCTACATATTTGGTAGGATTCTTCATGTCGAATCGGCCCTGTGCGAACTTTACCATTATGCCGCTATCTGCCTAGTTTGATTAGGTAACACATCTCTCACCCTGAAGCCTAAGGTAGAAGTGGCCACTCTATTATTGTTGAGGATCTCGCCGACCAATTGGCTCAACTGATTCCTAGTAAATCCCCTGATCGTATCTAAGATTTCTGAGATAGGTGTGGCATCTATCTTGGCCTGTCTTAACAGGGTCATCGCCGTGGCCACAGCAGCATCTTTGTCAAACCCTGCATCCGTGAAAAATGCCACTGTTACATCCACATCGATGGCATTAAATTCTAGAGCTGCTTCTCCGTAGATATCAAAATATAATCTAGTGGCAGCGCCGCTGTCTTCTATCTGTTGTGGAGGTAAATTAGTAGCCACGGATCATCCTATAGTTGGAGGAGCAGGAAAACTTTTGGGTTTGGCATCTGTTCCTGAGTTGTTAGAGGCGTCTGCGCTCTTAGGGAAGATCGATCCTACTACTCCTCCTACTGTAGATATCGCGGCACCTATGGCCGCTGGATTGGTCAACACATTTAAGGCTTCAGATCTCAGTTGGGCACCCGATAAATTCCGTATGTTCTTATACGTGTTTATAGATGCTATGGCGGTTCCTAGGAAATTTCTAGGAGTGTTAAATGCCGTGCCATTTCCGATATTGCCAAAGATACTTTCTAGACCATCTAACACTCCACCAGGACCCAGCAGAGTACTGACTCCGCCTCCTGCTACACTTAGTGGACTGGGCACCTGATCATAGTGCAGAGTGGCGAATCCCTGTGGGTTATTATACCCGACTTCTCCCGCAGAATATCGCACCGCCTCATACTCTAATGTCATCTGTGATTCATTGAAATCGCTGGAAGTATAATCCATGCTGCCGTGCTGCCAACTCTTTATTCGTGGATTGACCAAAGTATATCCTACGAATCTTCTACGACTCATAGTGTAGATATTGACCGAATTGAAAAACGGCACGGTTATCTGATTGTCCAGTCCATACCGATAACCGTTGGCTGGATGATCGGTGGCTCGGTACTGTGTGGCATTGTAGGCGAAATTTGGCTGAGATCTGTCCGCTACATAGTAACCATAATACAGCGCCCACATCGCATTGATCACACCGTGGCTGTCATCTCTCAGAGAAATGTTTATCGGTTCGTAGTTGAAATTTTTGTAGACTATTTTTTTCCTGTTATATTGATTCTTTACCACCGAATCAAAGTTGTATTTAGGTAAGTCGGTGGATTTTACCAACAGTCCAACTTCTTGTTTATGTTTATCGGTAAAAGACAGGCTCCTAGCTGCGGTGGTGTTAATATCAAAACGCACATAGAATAGGAACTTGGTTCTCGGGCTCAGTCTAAAATTATTGTCTATAAACAATCGTTCAGCATGTCTATAGTTGCTCTGCTGTCCTTTGGGATTGGTCAGACCTTCTACTGCGCCCTTGAGAAATCTAGTAAAATAATTCGCCATACTTGTATTTATAAGATAAAAAAAGCCCGAAATTTCCGGGCTTTTCAAGATCATAACCGATATTAAACCGTAGTCGGATTCTGCGATCCTGTGGTCGTACCGCCTCGTCCTAGAGCGGCAACTGTCCTTCCTACCGCTGCACCGATACCACCAATAGTGCTGACTGCGGCTGCTCCGGCAGCAAACTGAACTAGATTGTCATAGGCGATAGTCAGCGCCACGGTCATATGTTCGTTGGTACCGTAGTTGGCTTCTCCATAGTCTGTGCCCTGTAGATAGCAACCGTATAGTTCAAAGGTTTCTAACGTAAAAGGACCTGCCGTACCGTTACCACCATCTAGAGTTTCTATTCGGGTAGTAAACTTATAATCGATACCTGAACGTGCAGATGCCTGCTCCATAAAGTCGAACTGCTTCTGTATCTGCTGTCCGACCAATTTCTGCACCTGGCCGCTGGCGTCATCCCGTAGGGTCAATGTGATGTTTTCTAGTGTATATTTTCCCGCTAGCTTTACTTTGGAGTTATACACAGGAAGCTCCATCTCTTCGAAATTCACCTTAGGTCTCGTTACTTCTTGTACCTGTTTAGTAAGTTCTGTAGATGCCTCAACACCAAAACCTATCAGCGTTACCCTAAAGCGATATTTTAGTTTAGGCATCAGGAGGATCTGCGTAGACCCTCCCCCGTTGGTGGTCGGTATGCCAATATTGTTAAGTGATGTAATCGCCATTTTTAAATTTCTCCTGTGTTCTTGACACGCAACGGAATGTAAATGAATTCAACTGCCTTCACTGGTTCAATCGCGATATCAACATAAAGTTCATTACGATCGATACGTGCAGGAGTGTTATTGCTTTCATCACAGACAACTGCAAAATCGTATAGAGCACGTAGACCAACTAATTCAAGCAATAAACTTTCGCAGGCCTGTTTGATCTCGTCTCTGGTAATCTTATCATTGGGTTCAAAGATATATGGACGGGCCAGTTTGTTTAACTGGCTGCGCAGATATACTACCAAACGTGCGACGTTGATCCTATCCAATGCGGAAGCATTTCTTGCACGGGTCTTTTGGCCATAGTTAACCAGTCCAACACCGTTGAAGAATGGAATTGGATTGATTTTTAGATCATACAACGTATCTCTCTGGCCTTCGTTTAGTGCCACTGTCTGGAATTCTCCCGTGGCAGCGTCGATATAGCCTACCGAGGTGGCGTTAGTGATTCCGCCTCTTCTCGTGCCTGCTGGTGCGAACCAAGGATACGAAACATTGTCGCTGAGCGCTATGGTTCTTAACAGCATATGGCTGGCAGGAACCACGGCATTGCTGCCACTGAGGTCAGTGGTAAATCCGTTGGGATAAAACACTGCCATATACTCATCGAAAGTTACGATTCCGTCGTCCCCGTTGTCGAATACTTTAGCAGCGTTCGAACCCCAGTTGGTCAAGGATGTGGCATCTGAAGGCAAGCGCAATGGTGTGTCGCCTATGACAAAGGCTGTGATACCTCTGTCGATGTTGAGATTCACTAGATTGCTCATCAGTTCGGGATAGCCTGGACAGGCGATCAAGTTAAAGTTTCTGACTTCTTCATCGCGTATTTCTGCGCTGGTATCGACCACGCTCTTCAGTGCAGCCACGGTGATAGCTCTCTGAGCTTTACGTCCAAACGTACCGGAACCATCTTCGTTGTTAGGTGATGCTGTGACCCAACGATCCGTTTCGTAGTTTTCCATGGTCTCGCCCTGTCCGCTGATAAAAGCGTTTCCAGCCAATGTCGTTGCGCTGGTTCTTGGATTTTCTGCGGTGGTATCGATATAGCTGTTACGATATTTTTTCACATTGCCGCCCGAACGTCTTAGATTATACAGCATTATACCTTTGGGATACAGTGCTGGATCTGGGGCGTCGGGATCTAGGAAATTATTAGTTACTAGATCAGTCAATGTGCCCGGTACTTTGTTAGTACCTGTGGTGTTCCAACGTGCATCTGCGAACAATACCCCGTCTTCTGTGGTCTGATCAGTCTTGTCTATGAGTTCCCATCTTTCCGCTTCGTTGGCTATGTCTGTGAGATCAGAATTATATCTGTAGATAGTTGGGAAGTTTTCTAGATCCGCTGTGCTGATCCATAGATCACCGGTCTTGGTGCTGTTCGTGCCAGTGACGCTGGTAAATGGATTGCTAGCAGAAACTTTGGGGAGATATAGATCTCTAGTGGTTTCATCGTCAGCGTAGGGTGATGTTGAGTGACGATATCCCACCCAGGTGTCGCCGTTGTGTATCATCATGTCTACATCAGCGAACGTAGGATTGTACCATAGCTGCTCGTCATCTGGTTCGTTCTGTGGACTGTCTGGCGATGCTGCGAATCTCGGAGTGCTGGCCACCAGCGGCTGCCAGCCCGATGCAAGGAAATCTGGACCTGCACCGCTGTCATATGCTCC